CTAAGTGATAAGCACAAGTAGCGATTGCTTCTGGGCGAAGTATCTTTCTACCGTACAAATGCATACCACGAACAATATCAGCAAAAGAATCAGGGTCTCTATAAGTCTCTGTCTTGTTGATTTGCTCGGCAGTAGCTACTGATGAAGAATGACCAGCAACAATTATACCAAAGTCAGTAGCACTGTTCGCACCTGTATTAGATGGTCCAGTTCCGATTGCTGGTAAATTGTTTGACTGATAAACCTTGAAACCATGTAGGTTGTTTAGGATTAAACCATTCTGTAGTCCTGTTCCACCAAAGTCTGCATCAAATAATCTTGAATCTTCATCCTTTAGTATCTCAATAAATACAGGGTCTAATACTAACCATCTACCATTAGTGTCAACATTCTGTTGGTCTAATAGTCTTGACATTCTAGCTATAACAGTTAATGGATTTCTATCTCCGTTTGCAGTAGGTGCAGAATCACCACCTGCTCTAGGTAAGATAGCTACAGCCTCGCCCGGAGTTCCACCAAAACTTCCAGCATCAATTTTCATTGATGATAAGAGTTCGTCAGAACCTGCAGTTGCTACGGCTTTAGCACCATTTACAGTTGTATTAGCTGTATCTGGTGTACCATGTAAAGCTGATTGCTTATAACCTGACATATAACCAAGTACATCTTGGTCAAATTGGTCGGCTAGTCTATAAGCAGCTCTATCAGATGCTAACTGCTGAAAGTTAATATGAGAATGAGCTTCTTCAATGTCATCCACTTTAAATGCAAAGTAGTTAGCTTTGTCAATTGTAAGTGAAAATTCTTCGTCATCAAGGTCTTGAGGAGTAATAGTTGTTCCTCTTGAATATTCCTTGACTGTTATTTCTGGTTCTTTGATAACCTTAACGGAATCGCCCATATTAGCAATCTCACCGAAGTAATCACTGTTAGTGATAGCTTCAGCGACAGACCCCTTGCGGAAAGCAAGTTGAACCTGTTTGCTGTAAATAATAGGACTAAAATTACCGTTTGGTAAGTTACCATAACCAGCGGCTGATGTAAATGCCATTTAAATCTCCTTTAGATTTATTTAGGTTAAAGTTTAATTTTAGTCTGTTACTTCAATAAGGACCATTCATGCGTTGAGGTTGTACATAGGATAGCTAGTCCTTTGTAGGCTCACATAATTGGGTAATCTCTGAAGTTAGTGTGCAAAGGTAACATAAGTGTCCAAATATGGGGTTATGTTACACTTCTAGTTACATATAGTTATATTCATAAATAACTATTTGTCAACATTCTTTTTTAATTATCTTGCTGAACCTGATATATCATATATAAAATTACCAGACCTTATAGCTTCCATTATTGTATCAGCTTGCTTTTCATACTGTGCAGCGGACATTTTTTGAACAGAGGACTCAAGTATTTTTTTACCAGAATCTGTAGTATCAACTTTTGTCTTTGTAGCTTTCGTACCAACATCCATAGCAGCACTTTTGCTACTTTGTGTTGTGTTGCTCTTACTAATATTTCTATCTGCTTTGTATAAGTCAATTGCTCTTGCTGCTGACCTTGCGTCATTATCGTTTTCATAAAGTGCATCTTGTACCCATTTTGGTTGTTCTTCAGCCCATTCGTGAAAGTCATCACTGTCTCGTATCTCACCGAAATCAGGATGAAGTCTCATTAATTCGGCTTCAGCTTTTTCTTTCTTAGCTTCCACAGACATTTCATCTATTTTCTGTAACCTTGCTTCTAATTGCTCGGATTGCTCTCTTGCCTTTTTCATAGCAATTGTTTCTACAATCTTTGCAACATCAGGATATTCTTTTGCCCATACTTCTATGTCTTCATCAGACTTGGGTAGCTTAATCTCTTTTTTAGTTGCCTTATCTAGCTGTTCTTTTAAATCATTTAACTGCTTCTGAAACTCTCTTTCTTTTTCTTGGGTATGTCTTCGTAAGTCTCCATAACGCTTTTTGAAAGTTTTCTCTTCAGCAGAAGTCGGTTCTTCTTCACTCTTATCTTCCGATTCTTCAACTTGTTCTTCAGCTTCACCCTTTTGCTCTTTGATTAACTGCTCTAATTCTTGTTCTTCTTTTTTTATTCTTTCTTCTTGTGTGTAAGGTTTACTCACAAATGCAACTTTCTTAGGTGTTGCTTCCTTAATCATAGCATCTGCCATTTTTTTCTCCTTTTGGGGTTATCGTAGCCATTATGTTGGGGGATAAGTAGCCTTTTTCTTAGGTTGTTATCGTGTTCCTAATCCACGTTTTTGTTTAGGTTTACTTGTAGGCTCACCTGAACGTAATCCACTTAGTATTTCCTCTCCTATAATTTTTCTCATCAATACTGCATAAGGTGTTCCTGAACTAGAACGAATTAAATTTTTATCTGATTCATCTAACTCCATAAACCTATCTAAAATACCTTTTTGTATTTCTGCTATTAACTCTTTTCTATCCATATTATGTCCTTTTTAAAAAATGCTCTATTATCCAACCTGATAAATCACCATGTTTTAATTTATACTTCTTAACATTCTTGTGATGTTCTGCGTGGTCACCATCTCCAAATACTAACCAATTCATCCATTTTACGCATCTAGGCTTTCCATCTTTGTGCAGAAAATAGGTTGTTAAACCTTCAGCTAACACAACTAATATAGAAGGTATACTAAATCCTATTGCAACTCCTTGCAAACCAAAGAAGTAGTACAATGCACTTATATGTAACAACAATAATAAGTAGTAATATTTATGTGTATACATTAAAAAGTTATTTTTAAATAAATGTTTCACATATTTCGATTCAATATTATAATCATAATCTAGTGTAATTAATTTTAATAATCCTTTAGATGTATCATGTGGGTCTTCAGGTGTATCGTGTTTATCGTGGTGCTTATTATGTACTGCACACCAACCAAAAACTGAACCTGAACCTGATAAAAGTCCTAAAGAAGTACATAAATACTGTAATAGTTTATTTTTAAATATAAAAGATGCATGAGAATAATATCTATGAAATGTTATAACCATGCCCAAACACATTGTTAGGAAATATATTATCATTATAACACTTAAATCTAATAGTGTCAAGCCATACATTAATATATATAATGTAGAAAATAATATATTTAAAAATAACAATAGCCTTAGTTTTTTTCCAGAGCTTTCAAATACCCGTTTCATCTACATAAATCTTCCAATTAATCGCCATAAAGGTCTTAATAAACCTACAGATAAAACTTTAAACATTTTTTGTTTTACAGATAAAGGTTTTTTCAACATTACATTTTTGTAGTATTCTGTTAAAAATTTAGCAAGACTTGTAACATATTTATTGGTGTGAACTAAAGATGCTACTTTAGGTCCAAATACGTCATATGCTTTCATCATGTATGGGTCAGTTTTTCTTAACACTACACCATATTTTTTCAAAGTTCTAAAGTGGTCTTTTTCTATATAACCTGTATTGTAGGTAGCTGTGCATATATGACTACCGCCGCCACCGCCGCCACCGCTGTCACCACCATCACTATCATTATTAACATCAGGGTCAGTACTCATACTCACATTACCCGGACCTGCTACTGAACTACTTGTGACATCTGTTGTTGCTGAAGAATCATCATCTGGGTCACCTGTAGGTCCTCCACCATCTCCGGGGTCTCCTGTATCACCTCCAAAAGTTTCTGTAGATATTCCCTTTGCGTTTGCTACATCCTTATCCGTAACTCGTGTTTGTGTGGGTTTACCCCAATCATGCTTTGGAGAATATGATATAACTCCTGTCTTACTTACACCTGTAACAGTTCCTTGTCTGTCGGCAATACCCGTACCATAAGCATTAAACCCATGTGCGTTAGCCTTGTCAATATTACCTAATTTATCTACGGCTACAGTTGTAGTAGGAGCTTTACTTGCAGCCACCGCTTCTTTTACGGTATCTAACATTGATTTATTCTGTTTTGTTTCTAAACTTTTTGATGCAATGTCTTTAATACTAGTCATTAAATTTGCCATACCTTTTTGTTTAGCCGCTATTTCTGGTGATGGCATTGTCGCTTGAGTTTTACCGATACTCATTACAGCATTCACAATATCTTTGGCTTTGTCTACAAAACCTTTTTTATCTTTCTCATTAAAAGAAAAAGAAGAATATGGTTTTCCTATACTAGCATTATATATGTCTTTAGCAAAATCCATATGCACACGACCTTGTGTTGCCAATTCTTTCTGACCTGCCGCTGATAAATCATTAATACTCTTAACGCCATATTTATCTGTTATATCTAACGCAACTTGATGAAAAGCTTTTGCTTGCATTTTACCTAGCTCGGCAGTATTAATAGGACCAAAAGCAGTTTTACCACCTGTTTTACTGGCAAGAGATGTTCCTATCCCTGAAGCAATAGCTGTAAATGGGCTAGCTGTCACAACACTGAACATACTTAATTGTGCCTTACTAAAGTCATTAAAAACACCTCTTAAATCATCCGATAATCCCATTCTATCAACAGTTGAATAATCTAAGCTTGTCGAGTAGGTAGGACCACTATAATCTCCTGTATCAGTCTCCGAGCCATCAGGAACATCAGAAAGAATAGCATCTAATTCAGTTTTTACATCGTTTATGCTTTTCCTTTTTTCTTCAAGTCCTTTTTTAGAAGCCTCTAATATATTTGTAAATCGTGAACCTGCAATATTAGGAGTAGTTTGTAAAAAACTAGGAGTAGCTTTTGTTTCTGTAGGTTTTCTTTTTAAAAAATCTTCTGCCTTTGGTATATTTGTTACCATACCTCTTATAGGTACTTGTTGTTGCCTAACATTCAATGGTTGTTGTTGAATTGTTGTTCTTTGTTGAGGTATAGGTTTTTGTTTATCTTCAATCTTTTTATTTAGGTCTGTATTTTCTGTGGTAGGTATAGTGCCGCCTTCAGCCATTGATACTATCCCACCTCGATTAAAATTTGAGTCGGTGACCTCTCCCTCCTCTTCATTTTCTTGTTCTTCAATATCAAGGTCTTCAATTGAAAATGGCATGTCATCAGGTAATGTGGCTTCTTCGCTGTTACCCATTTGACCCATTTCTTCCATACGTTTAAGTCCAGCTTTGGCTTCTTGTCTCAGCATCATAAGTTTTTCTAAACCTATAAAACGAACAACATCCGCAGGAAACACAAACTCCCCTTCACTTAATTGAGCAGGTATATCGTCTCGAACTTCTTCTCGTGTAGAGCCTATAGGAACATCGTTGCCTGATACTTCATCAACCATACCCCCTTCTTCTTTGAGACCGCCTTCTTCAAACATTTTCATTTGTGATGACAAAGGCTTTTTCTTATTTTTATTTTGCTTT